CACTGCATGTCCATCTACCAGTGGTAACGATGAGTTCTCGTTGATATATAGGTAAAAGGGGGCTTACGCCCTCTCTTTTTATGAGTAGAGTGGCAAAGTATCTCTATTAATTATCTAATGAGTTTTATAAGGAAGAAAATTTCTGCCTATCCTTGGCCTGTTGAAATAAAAAAACCTTCAGAAACAAAACCAGGAGAATTTGAAAGTTCTACTTTTATTATTAAATTTAAAAGATTAAAGAAGTCAGAACTTACAAAGTTTGAAGCTGAACAAGATTATGGTGCTTTAAAAAAAATTATTGTTGGATGGAGTCAAATTCAAGATGAAGAAGGAAAAGACATTCCTTTTACTGAAAAAGAATTAAAAGCTTTTTCCGAAGACGTTGATTTTGTTGCTGGAGTGGTTCAAGCATTTAGTGCTTTTTATCAGAACGCACAAGAAAAAAACTAACTGATGCTGCCCTTTATTGGGTTTCGGGTGGCAGCGGATCAAATCAACAGGTAGATGAAGATGCCAAGATATTTGGTATTAAGTTACCTGAGAAACCAGAAGTAGATACAGAAGAAAATGGTCAATGCATTGTCTGGGAAGAGAATTGGGAAACGGTGTTAATGTTTTTAAGAATGCAAACTCAATGGTCTATGTCTTTTGGTGGAGTTGTAGGTCTTAAATATGAGGTGCTATTAGGTGCAGGCGGCTTATTTGACATATACAATGTAGAGAACAGACGAGAGATGCTTGAGGATTTAAAAATCATGGAATCTGCTGCTCTTACTGAAATGAATAAGAAGGATTCTTGATATGGCTGGATTGTTAGAAAAAATTACTTTAAAACTAGACTTACAAGGCTTTGAACAAATTCAAGGTCTTGGAAGGACTTTTAAAAAATTAGAAACTAATGCTGTTTTAAGCCAAAGACAAATTAAAGGTTTAAGAACAGCAATCTTAGGTGTTGGTAAAGGTGCAAGTAACACAATTGGTGGATTAAATGCACAAGTAAATGCGTTAACAAGAGTTAGAGAAGGTGCAAGAATTGGGTCAAGACAGTTTCGACTTCTTACAGAAGAAATTAATAGGGTTAATGCTGCAATAACCAAAGCTAATGCTTCGATGAATAGATCGAGTTTTGGTCGTAAAGATTTGATGCAGGGTTTAGGTGGTATTGCAGGAGCTACTGCTTTTGGGGGGCCGTTACCTGGCGCAACTGGTTTGATTGGGGGTGGAATCAGTAAGGCACTGGGAGGAAGTTTCCTTGAAGGTGCAACTGGTGGTATTGCCGCAGGTTTTGCATTGAAACCTGTTGTTGAAGGAATAGGAAGTGCAACTACTTATGCAGCAGATATTGACAAGGCAAAGATTGCATTAAAAGCAGCAACAAAAGTCCAAGGAGATGCTGCTGCTTCAGCAGAAGCTTATCGTTTGGCAGTAGCACAAGCAGACAAAGCCGTTAGAGATTTTAATGTTCCTCAAGAAGTAGCAATTCGAGGAATGACTCGTTTAAGTGCTGCTGTTATTGGTACTGGAGGAAATGTACATAATGCTGGACTTGCTTTCTATAATGTACTTGCAGCAATTAAAGGTACTGCTGGTGGTGCAGAAGATGCAAAAGCAGCGATAACTGCACTTGTTCAGATCTATTCAAAAGGCAAGGTATCAGCCGAAGAACTTTCTGGGCAACTCGGTGAACGCTTCCCGGCAGCCGTGGTTGAGTTCCAAAAAGCTAATAGTGATATATATAAAACAACTGCTGATTTACAGAAGGCTTTAAAAGATGGAACTGTTGGTTTGGCTCAGTTAGAAAAATTCTTGGAGTTGCTTGGAGGGAAATATGTTGAGGTAGCTAAAGAAATTGGAAAATCAAGTCAAGATGCTGGTGCAAGAGCAAGAGTTGCATTTAATGATTTACGGATAGCGGTTGGTAAGACTTTGCAACCTGTTGGTGCAGAGATACAAGAAGTAGGAATTTTATTAATGCAAGATTTATTACCTGCTGCCGTAAATGTTGCAAAAGCTTTTCTTGGTTTAACAAAAATTGTTGTTCCAATACTTAAGGTGATTGGAGAAAGGATTGTAAGTATTACTCAGATTGTTGGAATTCTTACTCCTGTTCTTGGTTTTATGGCATTTAATGCCATTGCTTCAGCAGCAGGCTTCTCAACTATGGGTCTTGCAATTGGTAAAGCAACTAAAGCAATGGGACTATTTATTAAGGCTCAGGCTAAATCATTAGTTCTTGCTTTAACAAATCCTTGGATTTTACTTGCAACAGGAATAATTGCAGCAACGATTTTACTTAAAAAATTTACAGGTGAATATGACGAGATGGTGGATTCATTAAAAGCTGGGACTGCCAGTGACGAATTGTTTGAAAAGGCGATACGAAAACGAATAAAGTTAGAAGAAAAAAAATTAGACCTTGAAGAAAAAATAAGAAAAATGGAGTCTAAGGAAATTTCTTCAACTCCAAGAAGTTTGAAAGGTTTGAAAGATCGTTTAAAAGAAACGACTGAGGCTTGGGACGAGTTAGGTGCAGCAATGGAAGCATTTGCATCAGAAGGTGGAAGTACAGACGCAATAGATAAAGCCATGAAAAAAGTGTACGATCTTTTAGCGGGTGGTGCTGGTGGTGGATCACCTCTTCAAAAATTTGCAGATAGTTTGAAAGACTTCAAACCAGCCGTTGAAGATGCTGTGGTAGGTGCGTTTAAAGGTTTAGAAGATACAATTATGGATTTTGTTCAAACAGGAAAACTTGCTTTTAAAGATTTAGCTCGTTCAATTATTGCTGACATGGCAAGGATTGCTGTAAGAGCAGCAATTGTTAAACCTTTGATGAACTTTATGTTCCCAGGTTTATTTACAGCAGCAAATGGAGCAGCTTTTGCTGGCAACAAAATTGTTCCTTATAGGAAAGGTGGTGTTGTTAACTCACCAACAATGTTTAAATATGGTGGGTCACAATTAGGGGTTATGGGTGAGGCTGGCCCAGAAGCAATTATGCCTCTCAAGAGAGGAAAGAGTGGGAAACTTGGAGTTGAAATGCATGGTCGTGGTGGAGGTGGAGTAACAAATGTGAATTACACAGGCCCAACATTGAACTTTAATGGTGATGAGTATGTTCCTAAGTCTGCGGTAGGTAGCATTGTTAATGCGGCGGCAAATAAAGGTGCAAATATGGGTGAAACAGCAACAATGAGATCATTGCAAAATAGTCGTTCAGCTAGAGGGAGGATTGGAATTAGATGAGTATCGTTCCGATAATTACGTTCATAGAAATCTATGATCCTAAAAATGTTCCACCTTCAGGTGATATTGCAGGGGCTATTGAGCATCGATTTCAAAATAGTGAACCAAGTCTTAGTGGTATTCAATGGTCTGGCCCAGATCCAGTACATACAACAAATAATAAATTTAGTTTTCTTGCCTTTATCTATCAGGGCGCAACCAGAACAAACGATGGAAGTAATCTTGAATCTGCTTTGATTTTGGCAAATGAAAGTAATGATAGAGAAGGTGTTCCTTCAGTTGGTGCAAATAAATTATCAATGAGTTATGCAGCAGAAGCTGTCAACAATGGTTGGAGTGTTAGGGTTTCTACTTGTCAGATGACTGATACAACATTTAGTTCGATAAAAACAATATTGGCTACTGACATATGGAAAATAGTTTCAATGGGTTATGACAATGCATCAATCGAGATTTTACTAACTTCTTCTATAGATGCTGTAGGTGGGAACACTGGACGTTTTTTAACAAGTAGTTTAGTAGGGCATTTACCTGTTACAGCACAAATTCAAACAAGGTGAAGACTGCAATGTTGTTAGGGTTGCCTTATCGATTAGGGGCTAATCCAGATCAACACAAAGCTGCTGATTGCGTAAGTCTTGCTGGACAAGTAATTAGAAATTATGGAATAGATTTTCCTACTCAAGAACGTCATTGGTACAGGCGATTAAGAAAAAAAGATTATGAGGTATTTCGTGATGAACTAAAAAAGTGGGGAACACTCACAACAACCGCTAATATTGGAGTTGTAGCTCTCTGCAAAGCAGAAAAAGGTTACGGATTAGCAGTTTATTGGAAAGGCGGTTGGCTATCATTCGTAGACAAGACGGTTCGTTGGACTCCCATAGAAGGCTTGGGGGTAATCGAACTTTATTACCCTTCGAGGTAGAACTATGTGAAGCAATAGGTGTTACGCCAAAAGAATATTTTGAATTTTTAGATTTAACAGATGCTTATAATTTGCAACAAAAAAAAGGTTATGAAAATGTTCCTCTAATTGTTAATGGAGGATTAGAAACATGGATTGTAATTGAAGGTGGTAAATGGATTGGTTTGACTTTGTGGGGAAAAGTTGCAGTAACTGTTGCTTTGGTCGCAGCAGCATATTTACTTTCTCCTAAGCCACAAGATCAAAGTGCAGGGCCAAGATTAGATATTGGAGGCATTCAGGGTAGAAGTCGTTTTAATCCTACAAATGGATTTGAATCTCTTCAAGATTTAGCTGCTCTCGGTTCTTTTATTCCTTTGGTATATGCAAGTCGAGGTGTAAGAGTATCTAGTCAATTACTTTGGTCGCAAATACGAACAACTCAGTTTGGTGAAACTATAAATGCAATTTGTTTATTTTCTAATGGTGAAATAGAAGAAAAACCACAGTTTGATTCATTGGCTTTAGGTGAAACTTTTTTAGCTGATCTTCCTTTATCTAAACAAAAAGTATATTTTTCTACAGGTGCAAGATTTGATAACAGATTAAAAGGAGTTGCTGATAGTGAAACTCCTTCAACTAGTTCTGATCAATATCCAAATGGTACCGCTAAAAATACACATAATTATCAATACAGGTCTAATAGAGAATATGACGATAGTGATCCTTTTATGGTGAAATGTTATGAACAAACTAGGTTTGTTTATAAGCCAAGTTTTAGTTGTACAAAGACTCCTAGCACTAATAGTAAGTTTGGGCTTTATTCACCAATGCCTAATGGGAATGCCTATAAGGTTGTTTGGGAATTACTTTTATTAGCAAAAGATGGAGATGATGATATAAAACAAGATGCAAGAATAAAAATGGGAAAAATTAC